GTTAATCCATCATCACCACCATAGACGCCCAAATTTAAATAGGCCGTTTTGGCGTCCATGAACAAGCCATTTACCTTAGTCATGCGTAACGCTAGGAAGGCAATGAAAGCGTTAACTAAGGTATTAAACAACGAGGTTTCAGGCGAGCCGGAGGCGCGTGCGAACTCACTTTCATACCATGAACCGAATGTCGCATACACCTTTAACCCATATTGGCCTCGATGGAGCTCAGACAACTCGTCGTGAAACTGAGTTGCGAAAGCACGCATCAAGGCCATCCGTTCAAGTTCTCGCATGATGTTTGAACCGTGACCATCGAATTTGGAGAAATCGGTATTGGCCGCGTTCAAAGCTTTTTCCAAGACAAGGACAACGCGAAGAGCTATTTCCTTGGGTGTTTTCCCGAAAGCATACCAGGGCTGGCTCTTAATTACTGCTTCAAAAGCATACATGTACTTACTGTACTCGCGTTTCATTGGACCGGCGATTGTCGTGATCGGTCGAGGTGCCTTTACATTAGCGTAAGCTTCAGCCTTTTGGAACATCTGTGGCTTCGCTTGGCTAGGCGATAGTGCTACAGCATCTTCCAAAATCCGTTGTTGTGTCGGCCGACTCTGTCGATCTTTGACCTCGTCGTCATCCGTTGGACAAAGAGAATGCTTCATCTTGTCTGGGATTAGCTGCTCGATGAATTCTTTCATGACCTGAGTAAGAAAAGGGGTCATGGGGAGTTTCTTTGGGCGGACCTTTTCGATCCTCTCCTCGATGCAGCACTCCTCGTTGCCTTTCGTGCGATCCGGAACAAAGGCATCGTGAACCAATGGGCTCATAAAAGCCACCATAGATGGTTTGGCTTCCGGGTCGTAGCTGTGTGGATCAAACTGGTATCTGCGAACAGATTCAGGTACAGGACAAATCACAGGCGGCGGAGTTTTCGTTTCTGAACGATGAAACTCGAGCAAAGGAGCCGCAGCGGCGCGGTCACCCTCTACAAATGACATAACCGTTGGCAACGATATGTCATACTTCGACGTCCGCGATATGGATGATATTGCGTCGTCGACACTAGCCTTGATTGTGGCCTGATTGAATGAACCAGGTTTTCCAGTAGAGACAAACACGCCTTTCTGTGAGTTAATCATGAGGCGTGAAAATCCGGAGTCTGTCACGACCTGCAACCGAGCAAGTTCACGACCGGACATCCAGCTACGAAGTAACCAACAACCAAAGAAATTCCAACGACCTGAGGGAGTAAGCATGACCAGGTCGTGGTCGGGTGATGTATTTCTACGATCAACCAAATAGGTTACTGCACGATAAGGTACACCCAAGAATTTCCTGAACACTACGATATTGTCGGTACTGTAGTTCCAGACTTGATGGGTGTAATAAGCGCCACCAGTTACATGATACACAACTTCGTTGCGTTCGTTAAAAGTGTAACTGTAATTCTCTGTCTCCTTCGCAACCTGGTCAGGTTGGAAGGTGTAGAGTATTGTTGGATGGTCGTGAGTAGCAAGGAACTGCTCCATGTCGACGTACTGATCAACGTCGACCATGGCGACCAACGGGCGCTTCGGGAG